GTTCCACGGTTTTTATATCAGCTGTTGGGTCTGTAGGGTGATTCCAAGGTACGTCTAAATAATGAGCAGGGAGTCTAAGTCCTAGGTTGTTACAATTAATTAACTCACCATCAAAAATACTATTATCTTTTTTATACAAAGATTCAAAATAGGGAGTTAATTTCTCTACAGCAAAAACCTCACTAAGTAATTCATTGTATTTTGTTCCTTGGTTTTTAACATATGAATAATTTTCTATTGCTTTTTCTAAAGCCTTATCTACTTCATCATAATTTTTAAACGAAACACTGTTATCACTATCTAAATAATCTTTAAGAGCTCCTCTATGGTCTTCCCAATAAACTACATTACACCCACAAAGTAGAGCTTCATGAACCACTCTACAGCCCCCCTCTGAATCTGATCCTATATATAGAACTTTTGAATTATTGTAAAACCAATTTAAAGTTTGGGGTGATATACCTAAAAATCCTAACTCTTTAGATAATCTAATTAAAGTAATATTTTTTCTTTCCTCATGGTTAAACATCTTGGTGTATTGTTCTACAATATCTGTATCATATCCTTCTACTGTTTCATTTTCAGCTGTTGGGATTACTAATAATGTTTTATAATTATGCCCATTGTCAATTAATTTTCTTAAACCTTTTAATAGTGAAGGTATATTTTTAAGTTTAATAGCCCTGGCTACACATATAATATCAAAATGCTTATTTTCAATATTTAAATCTATAAAATCATCACTTATAAAATTCCTATCTAACAAATCAATATTAAGAGTGTTACCATTATCTGGGAAGGTTAAACAATTAGGACTAGTAAAAGCAAAGTCTATAATATCAGGCATATTAATATTACCAAAATATGTACCTTGATTCCACCCTAGATAAAAATATTGTTTTAAATTTTGGACAGTAGGTAAAGCATTTTGTAATAACCAAGGCCATTCTTTGTGAGTAAAAACTATAATTCCTTTATTTGTAGTTGATGGGTTTTTAAATATATGTGCCATTAAATAAAATTTTTACCCCAATCATTTTCAGTTATTGCTAATCTTTGGGGATGATTTTCAAAATAGTAATTAGTATAAGTATAACGAGTGCCTTCTTTTATATTAGAACCTCTATGAATATAAGATGTATCAGTAAATATTACAGTTCCTTTTTTACCTATTACTTTAAAGGGTTCCAACTCATTTTCTACACAAAATTTTTCTACAATTTCATCTTCATATCTAGTTACTTTACCCACTCCATCCCTAGTTGGTAAATCATACTGGTTAGATGCAGGTAAAAATAAATAGGGTCCATTTTCTTCAGTTACATCAGACAAATAAACTAAGGTTTTAATTTGCTTCATTCTGTTATCTCTATGCCAACCACCCCCACTATTAGTGGATTTATTAGGGTTATATTTTACTTTCCCTCCTAATACAAAGTGGCTTACTAGGGGATAACCGAAATATTCACTACCTACTTCTAATAATAAGGGATCATTTGCAAATTGCTTTGCTGTATCATATTGGTTTTCCATTTTAAATAATCTAAAATCACCTGAAGTGTCTTCTTTTGATTCAGATTGTACTTTATCTTTAAATTGTATTAAACCATCTTCCATATCCTTAACAGCTTGGTCACAAAAATCATTTGAGAAATAATCTTCAATAACACATATCCCAGATTGATTTAGATTATTTAATATTTGTTCTTTCATATTTCTTCTATTCTTTTAGTTTTATCACAAATTAATAGATCATAAGGGGGTTTTTCTCCTACACTTAAATAATGATATTTAGCCCCCCACTCATTAAGTTGTTTTTCAGTTAGAATTTTAAATTCCTCCAACCTATCTTTAAGTACACTAGCTCTAGCTGTATAGTAAGTAATTTCATTACCTTTATCATATAACTTATTAATTTTATTAATGTTAGTTATATTAGGTTTAGCTAAATGGTATTCTCTAACACCTTCATAAAAACAAATTGTTTCATCTATGTCTACAAATATCCTCATAGTGTATCGTAATATTCATTTTGTTTTTCTTGTCTTTTAATATCTTTTGGGTGATATAAAGCTAACAATTCAGTATCATGTAAAGGGGCATAAGTTTTGTATCCTTCTAGTACTTCATGTACTTTATTTTTCCATTTTATTTCGGGTTTTTTCTTCCAAATTCGCCATTGATAATCAGGCCAGTTAACCCATCCTTTATCATTTACATTCCATCTCCATTTCTTGATATGTTCTTCTGTTAAACCCTCTACTGTATTTACCCTAGGTACTAAGTAAACCTCATTATCTGGGTTTTCTTCTAATATGAGTGGTAAATTTTCTAATAAAGTTTCATTTGGCATTTCATCTGCATCAATCTGAAATATGTAATCTCCGGCACAATAAGTTGTGAGTAGATTTTTCCAATTAGCAAAGTGTCCATCAAATTCAAACCCTCTCCAAGTCTGTACATTGGGTAGTTTATTAAATTTTAATAAGTAACTTAATACTTCAGGATTACCATTTTTTTGGTCAAATAAAATTACAATTTCATCTTGTACTCTTTTATTTTCTAACAGAAATGGAATAAGTTTCTGTATTTCAAGAAACTCATTACATACTGTGATTGCATATGAAATTTTCATAGTTTATTCTGGTATTATTTCAATATATGAAAGTGCTTCCATATAGTCACGTTCTTCAAAATGTTTTATTGTAGACATATCAGGTCTATATTTCTTACCTTTATACTTTTCAGATTCTTCTTCAGTAACAGGTATTGCTTTAGCCGCACCCCATCTCCAATTATCTCTTCCAGTACCATCAGCAAAGATCATACCTTTGTCCTCTACATTAACAGTTGAGGGCATCCAAACTTTACCTGTATCTTCTTCTTCATCTATTAGTGCTTTATATAGTTCAGGTAAAACTTCCATTTGTTCTTCTAAAAATTGGGATCCAACTTTCATTACAGAGTTAGATTGAAAACCACAACCATAGCATAATTCTATAGTGATATCTTTAGTTACTTCTTGGGAATAACACGCATCACTTTCACAACGTGTGCATTTTATTAAATCATCAAAATTCATACTATATCTTTTTTAATGTGGGTAAACTTAATTTAGGTAGATTTATTTTATCGTCTTTTTTCTTTAACATAGGCAATTTTAAAGATACCTGTTTAGGAAATTCAGGTATGTTAGCTTCTAAAACTTTATTAACTAATTCCTTCATTTTAACCCAACTAAAGTTAGATTTTGAATATTTAGCCTGTTGTTTTGATTTAGTTTTAAATTGATTATATTGAGAAAAAATATTAGTTAATGCATGTCCTGTATGGGAAGGGCTAACTTTAAACCATTGGCTTTCTTTTATTAACCATTGGTTAGCAGCACTAGGATGTACATTTTCTAAATCCCCCGGAAGTAAGTTAGTAAATTTACTATTTAAAAAGTCTGTATGTCCAGAAAAATTGGTTGTAATAATTGGTTTACCTGTTAAACTAAATTCCAATAAAGGTCTCCCAAATCCTTCACCCTTAGTTAAACTAATCATAGATTTTACTTTAGAATGATGGTATAATTTATTCATATTTTCATCACTAAAAGAACCATTAATTAAATAGATATTAGGTAAATCTTCAGAATTAACTGTTTTTCTTATTTCTCTAATTTTATCTAGAATAGAATCTCTACTTAAATAACTTTCTACTCCTACAGAAGTTTTTAATATAAGACCGGGTTTACGTTTTTGATTTTTAAAGGTCTCAAAAAATGCTTTTATTAAAAAACTTACATTTTTTCTGTCATGCCCAAACTCTCCTTGCATCCAATGTCCTACAAACAAATAATTAAAGTTTTCTTTTACTCCACTTAAATCGAAGTCATTTTTTTCCTCAAGTGGTTTATAAACATCTAAATTGGCACCTTCAAATATAACGTGGATTGTTTTTTCGTTTTTTATAGTACCCACTAATTGGCCTGTATTCTTATTCTTTTTTTCAAATAACATACTTTCAAATACTTTTTTAGTGTGTTTAGATGAAACCCAATTCATATTCATTCTATTCATTCCTTCAACCCATTCAGGTTTACAAGCTGTAGATTCAATCCCAGCTGTACAACCTATATTATATTTTCCTACGGGTTGAAATTCATTTGGGATAGTTATTTGCATCCAAATATCGGGTTGGGATTTATTCCAATCTTGGGAACAAGTATAATTTTTAAGAAATCCCCATTCTGGGTTATCTTCACAGAACCCCCAGGCTGTAGACCCCCATCTTTGGGGTAGCAATTCTATTTCATATTTATCTAATTCGATAATAGCTTTGATGATGTCGCGGCTACGGGCTCCATAGCCACTATATGTATCGAAAGGGGATGATATTACAAATCTTGGTTTACTCATTTTTAGTATAATATTTTATGGTTCAAAAACTTTCCTTTATATTCATTAGTATTTACTAATTCATATTCTTCTCTAGGTTTCCAAGTATTAAATAATTCTTCAAAACCTTCTATAACTCTATTAGCTTGATGCTCTATAGTAAATCCCGCTTCATTACTTAAAGCCCATTCTCTACCTTTCAATCCTCTTTGTTTTCTTTCTTCAGAGGATAAATTATAAACTTCAACTAACCTTTCGGTAGCATCTTCCCACCTACATCTATCATCATAGATATAAGGGGTTTGTGGAGAACCTTGAATTGATCTTGAGGTTGGGTAAACTGGGAATGCCCATTCCCCATGTTGTTTTAAAGTTCCTCTATGGTTAGAAGGAAAATCAGGTGTGGGTGTAAACCATTCATTATTTTTATCTATAAACCTCATTTGATCCTGCATACCTCCTGTAACATTAGCAATAATTGGGGTACCAGATAATATTGCTTCTGTAATGGATAACCCCCACCCTTCATTTGAAGTAAGTAACATTTGTACATCTGCTATATTATACAAATAATTTAATTGTTGTTGGCTTAATTTATTTGTAGAAAACATAACATTACTTTCATATTCTTCTCCAAATAAGTATTCTTTAACAGCTGATAGATCAGTTCCTGCATCTGTTACTAATTCTGTATGTAGTATGAAATAGCAATTTTTACTTTTTTCTTTAGGTAGAGTATCTAAAAATGCTCTAAAAGATAATAAAGCATCAGGGATTTGTTTTCTTCTAATATTCCTAGAATTGAAAAATACTACAAATTCAGGTTTTTTGTTTTTAAAAATTGAATCCTTAAAATTATTATATTCTTTATCTTTAGGATCTATAGGAAAATAAACATTAGGATTTAAACCATGAGGTATGTACTTAAAGATTTTATTTTTATCTTTACCTTCTAATACTATTTTATTAATATTAACCGTTTGTTTAGAAATTCCCATTAATAAATCACAAGCTTCATAGTATGGTCTATTATACATTGGGGCTGGATAATCATCCCAAATGTTTAAATAGGTTATAGGTATTTGTTTTCTAATTTCATGTTCCATGTTAAATATCCAAATAAAATATCTAGGATCTGTGAAGAGCATTATAGCATCAGGTTTTTCTAAAGCTATTATTTTTCTTAACTCATCAGGGGTTCCATACCCATCTTGTGGATAAAGAAAAACACTAGCATCTGAAATGTTAGCTACTTCATTTGTACTTTGACTAACATCTAGGGTTTTACCTTTTTCAGGATGTTTAATAGCTCCGGCCATTTGAACCCAATTAAAATGATGAGCAGTATGTATTACAATTTCTTTAGCCACCGTTGCTACACCAGAATGTACTCTTATGTCATCACATATTAAGAGTATTTTTTTTCTTTTATCCTTAGGGAGATATTTAAAGTCTTTATTCATTGTCCTTTATTTCGAGATTAATTTGGTTAGTTATTTGTTTACGGAAATCTTCATCTGTAAGATACAAAAACAGAGCCCGGTCAGCAAGTTTTTGAAAACTAAATTTTCTTTTAACACATTCTATCTTGAAATCTTCGAATAAATCACTCTTAACCTTGACACTAGTCAGTGTCATTTTACTTTTTACACTCATAATCTTTATTTATTAAAACGTTATTTTATTTTTATACATATATCCAAATCTACTCAAAATGTTCTGCTGCTCCACATAATTCTTTATCATCTCCATAAGGACAAAAACGACAGTTCCATTTTGATGGGGATTTTGGATACTCTGCTTCTTTAATACTACCATTTGAACTAAAGCATTCTGATATAAAGCCATTGACTGCATTACTAGCTCTATTTATTTTAATTTTTCCACTAGGTGGTACAAATTGTTGTACTCGATATGCCTGGTGGGGGGACATAATTTTTTCATCATCCCAATCTAATACTTTTCTTTTTACAATCAAAAATTCAATTTCGATTTTATCTAATGGTATCCCATATTGTTCCGAAAAGAATTTTTTATATAGTATTAATTGGAAATGTTTGTCTTCATTCTTCTTATCATAAGAAGTCCAACCTTTAGTACTGGTTTTTATGTCGATTATCTTGAATGTATCTGTTGTTTCACAGTATGTTACAACATCAAGATACCCCATATATAATACGTTATTTAACATTTTATTTGGTGCGATTACAATGGGTATCTCACAACCAACTAAATATGTGCCTTTTTTACTAAAATATCTACTACGTTTTTTCTTAAACCATTCTAATATAGCAACTCCATCTTCAAAAAATTCTCTCATTTCTTCAGCAGATGAAAAATGTTCATTTTTATTAGATTTATATTGTTTTTGGTACTCGCCAATAAATTTTTCTTGGAATAATTCTTCCATATCGATTTCTCTATCAGCAGCAGCAGCAGATTTTTCATACATTACATCTAAATAATGTTGCATTACTTCATGGACCGCAGTTCCGAATACTGTATGTATCGAGGAGTTAAATTTTCTAATCTTATCTTTATATTGGAGTTTCCAACGATAAGGGCAGCTCCTAAAAATAGACATCTGAGAGAAAGATATATTTTTTTGGTATGCATAATTAACCTCACTAGGTGGGTTATTACGTATTTCTTTTACTATTTTAGGGAGTTTCTTTGCCAAATTATTTTATCCATTTATTTCTACCAACCAACAAACCAATTATTCCATAATTGGCAATGTCAATAAATGTGTCTTCCATACCTTCACCTTCAACAAATGATCTACCATTAACTAGTAGGTTTTTTAAACGTGAAATTTTATCAGTTAACCTAATGCATAACCCAGTTAGTGAGAATTGTTTATCATCGTTATTATTAACGATATCTCCGCCTAATGCTATGTTATTAAGTCCATAATCAAGATGTTTTCTAGCAAATAACTCGTATTGTTCCTCTTGTATTTTCGAGAATTCTTCTGCTAGTTCAGGATATTCATTTTCGAATTTTTCTACTGCTGTAGTTGGATGCTTTGCATTCATAATTTCTCTATCGCTCATTTTTGTATTTATTGGAATTGATACTGTTGTATTATTAGTTTCTGACCATTTACTTACTGAACTACCCATTTATTTGTTCTTGTGGTTCATTAAAATATCTTACCAAAGTAGATAATCTATCATCTGCATCAACTAAAGCTATAAGTGCTTCTTCAGCATTTTTATAAAAGTCTTCTGTTGAATGGTCTCCAATACCCACTGCTTTATTACCTAATAAATCAAGTGATAGTAATGCTTTTGCTTTATCTGCTTCAGCAGACGTTTTTAACATAGTGTATAATTCTTTTGTCATTTTAATAAAGGTTTTATTTCTTTTTTATTTAATCCCCTATTCGTTAATATACGACTGATTTGTGTGGTATCCAAAAGGGTTATATAATCTTTTGATTCTTTGCTTGAACATTCAAAATAATCTTTAATATGGTCTACTAAATCTTTATTGGGTTGTTTTACTTTAGATTTAACATATTTACTCCATTTATTATTTTTAGGTATAAATTCCTTATAAATAGAATAAATCATTCTCTTTTCCTGTGGAGGAAAATCTTGTACATAGTTTACAATCTCAATATAGTCAGGATTCATACTGATGAATCTGTGTACCATATAGCTATTCCAAACTTCCCAGTCTTTATCTGTAAAAGATTCGACTGGGGGTTTAGTATTATTGATACATTTTAACCAATCAAATATATTAGCACAATTCATCGGCCATTTCTTCTCTTAGGTCTTTAGGAACTGAATCTGTTAAGATTTTATTAGTTTCAGGGTCATAAAATACAGGGATTGGAAGTAAAGCATCTTCATCTGTTCCTGCTACAAAACGAGATACTTTACGTAAAATTACTCCTTGTTGGAAGATAGACCCACCATTAAAATTTTTAACTTCAGTAGTGTTTTTTAAATCAATTTGAGGTTGTTGTTGCTGTTGCATAATTATTTATTATTTATTAAGTTTTGAATTAACGACATTGTATTTATTTCCTTGTCGATTCGGAAATTTGCTT